TTACATATTGGTATGAGCCCCAGTTCTCATTCTCTGGAGTAGCACCGCTGTTTTCGTAGTATTGATATTGGGATATATAAGCCATGGTTTATGGTTGTTGTTGGGCTTGTTGTGTCATTCCGAATTGAACCACCTCAGTCTCTCTGATAGACATACCGGCGTATTCCAATATCTTGGTAGCCAACTTGTACTCATAGTCGGGAGACAATTCAAAATCTTGATAGTCGGGTTGAGTCTGATCAAATACAGGCTCACCACCTGCCAAGCTAATGTATGTCCACTTTGGAACGAATGGGTATCTGAAGTAGTTAGCAATCACTTGGCCCGGAACCTTGTAACTCACAGGTGTGATCGTCATTACATTGGCCTGCTGTGTGTACGCAGGGAATAAAGTTGATGGGGCTGTGAGCATTGACGTGTTCAACAATGTTGATTTTGATTGCGTCAACTTCTCTGCCTCCACTGCTGCGCTTGCTTTTAATACCAAGAAGTTAGCAGGGGTGGTAGTGAATATGTTGTTGTCCAATAACAAGACTGTATTGCTAGATACCAAAGCCACATTGGCCAAAGCATTTGTTGTGGTATTTACAACCACATCGCCTGCGCTAATACCGGCAGACAAGAATGTCGCGCCGCTGTCAACCAATTGAAAAGCCACAACTGATGTGTTCGCTCCGCTGTCCAACACCGTTGGGTAGCAGATAACTTTCACCATCATGTAGTATGCATCGTTGGTGGTAGCCAAACTCGGAAGAAAGAATACGCTGCCTGCAAAGTTTTCAAGAGGGTTGGTCACGTTGAAGATCTCCATGGCTTCTTCGTAAGTCCTCTTCAAATCTGCATAACCGGTACCAGATACACGGCTATTTTCCATCGAGATGATCTTGTTATAGGAAGAAAACATTTCTTCGTACAATTCCATCTGCGCTTGACTAGCAAACAAGTTGAAGTCTGATGGAGATATATATCCGTAATTGTTCTTGTTGATGATAGACAACACGGTATTTCTTACTTCATTAATCATGTTATTGTTTAAAGCAAAGATAAACAAAAAAAAAGAGGGAGCATTTGCCCCCTCTTATTGTATTGAAATAAAGTTTAATACATCATGTCTAGGCTGCTATCGAGCAACTTCAATGCATCGATGCCTTCATCTGTCTGCAAATACAAAGCCACTTCAACATATGGGTCCGCGCCAAAAGGAATGTTAATCATTTTCTTTTTGTTTGACGGGGTGTTGAACCAAACTTCTTTGTTGCCATTTCTGAAAGCCAATACTTTACTATCGAAGTACTTATGCACGTTGGCTTCCAACTTCAACATTGGGTCATTGATCAAATTCAAGAATCCTCTTGGGTCTCTCTTGGCGTAAATCAATATGTCTCTCTTCAATTCGGCAGTACTAACCACTGATGGGTCTTTGCCAAACAGAACTCGAGCCACATTCTCCAACTGATCAATGGTCAATGAGCGCGCTTCCAACAAAGCATCTACTTCTTCGTTCAAGAATTCTACCTCTTGCTGGGCATCCTTCTCGTAGTTTACTTCGGAAAATACACTACCATTCATGGGATGGTAATACAAGAATTGCTGAAGAACAGGGTTGGTCTTTGGTACACGCAACATACCATCTTCAAAGATTACTGGCTCAACAATGAAGTTGCCGTCCTGTTCGTCTTCGAATGGGGTCTTTTGGTTTACTGCATATCGCAATGGGCGATTGACGTTCTGTTCTGAATCAAACCACAATAGTGGGAATCTTCTTGTACTCCTTGAAGGAATAGTGAATGAAAGGGGAGATGAGTGTAATAGTTTGTAGATCTTGTCTACAGGTGTTGCGTTTTTTTTCATGATATAATTTGATATGATTTTTTACTTTTTAAAAAGGAGAGCGCCGTTGCCGGCACCCTCCAAATTAAATGAATCAACTTTTTTATTTCGTCAGCGATTAGGCACCGTAACGGAACAATACGAAGTTGTTAGCACCCAAGGTACATACACAACGCTCAGACAAGAAGTTAACTTCCATTGCATCCAAGTCGCTAGTAGCAGCGCCACCGGCAGAACCTGTGATCCAAGTCTTGTAACGACGGTCTTCAGTAGCAGTTGCTCTGTAACGAACGTGCAAGAAAGGACGCTTGGCGTTCTTGCCCAACACTTGGTCGTATACAGTTGTAGAACCTGCAGGAACCAACAAACCAGTGATTACGTTTGCAGTGCTTGCACCAGTGGTAGAAGCAGTCAAACCACCACGCATGGTAGGATCGTTCAAGTATTTCCAGTCTGTCTTGTAGAAGTCATATCCACGACGGAAACCACTGAAGCCAAGGTTCAATGCCATGTTCACATCGTTCTCGAACAAACCGAAAGAAGCGGCGTTAGAAGAACCTGAAGCATTGTAACCGTTCAAGGTAGCCAACATGTCGTCGATGTCGAAACTGAAGTCACGGTTAACGAAGATTACGTTCTCTTCGATAGAACCCTGCTTGTCCAAACGAGATACGATTGAATCGAAGTCAGCCAAGGTAGTTGGGTTACCACCACCCCATACGTTTCCACGATCGTTTACTACGTAGAACACACCCTCAGAACCTTTGTAACCAGCGGCTACAGCACCAGATCCACTAGCAGCAGGAACTGCTTCGATCATAGCGGTTTCCAAGTAGTCCTCGAAACGCAAACGGGTTTCGTGCTCAGACTTCAAATACCACAAGAAGCCAGATGCACCGTTCTCGGTAGTAACTTCAATCCATCCGATCTGAGCCATGTCAGAACCAGATACAGCATACTTGTCCTTGATGATGATAGGGCTGTTGTCGAAGATGTCATCTTCTGCTTCCAAAGAACCAACCATTCCGTTAGTTCCTTTTTTGAATTCAGAACCGTAGATGAAGATGGTGAAAGTGTTACCAGCAGATGCGTTGGTCATACCGGCACCTTCGTAGAATGCTACGTCGATAGTAGCAGCAGAGGTGTTAACGGCAGTGATGATACCTTTGTTCTGGGTAGGACCAGCAACGTTAGGAGTGATCACCACGGTTTGTCCAACACGCAAAGCGATGCTACCGGCAGTCAAACCAATAGAAGCACGGTTAGGAACCAACACGTCGTTGATGGTGAAAGTCGCAGTATCTGCGCTAGACAACACAGTGGTAGTACAGTTGATGTACTTGATGTGCAAACGGCCTTGTTCAGCCCATTTGATCATGTCTGAGTTGGATGGCATTTCAGCGCCAACCATACGCAAGAAAGAAGCGATTGTACGATTACCGTAACGCTCAAATTCTTTCTCGTAAGTATCAGGAAGATACTGGTTCAAGAAGTTGAAGTCGGTAATATAGTTAGTAGATAGGGGGACCTGTTGCGCACTCGGCTGCAACTGATAGGTCGGGGTAGACAAAACTGCCATAGTCGTTTATTTTTTTCTTAGATTTTTTTGATGCTGCGGATTTTCAAACCTCTGCTGGAATCAGGATCCACTGCTTTTACCTGCATTCCATCTTTACTACCCATGGCCTGTGACGCTGGTCTTTCGCTCATGTTGATGTTCTTGATCTTGCGAGTAACATCTTCAGTGGCGGCCGACATGCCTTGCTCATAAAAGAACTTGGCAAACCTCTCAGGGTTCATGGCTACCGCTAGCGCTCTATGATAACCTGCTGCATCCTTGATCATCCCAGCATCATCCAAGTACTTACCAATAAAGTTCGTTGGTGTCAATTGGGCCTTCTTCAATTCAGCGGCATCACCCGGTGCGTAACGTAAAACTTGGTCGTTCAACTTAAACTCAAAACCTTTGAACTCATTGTTGAATACCTCGTCGGTCTTCTTTGAAAACCACTCACGCTTGCGCTCGGCTTCTTGCTCCATAGTTTTTGCCTGCGATATATATTGCTTATAAGCCTGCAATTCTTCTTTGTCTTCTAGAGAAACGTCTGCCGTTCTTGACTCAAGGGGCATTTTGTATTTCTCTTTCTGAGTATTGAAGTATTGCTTGGCTTCTGCAACCATTTTCTTTTTGGCTAGTTTGGCGCGCTTGATAGTTGAGTCATCGTCCAAGTCTTCGTTGTACGAATACTCTTCCATCATGACATCAATGTCCTCGTCATCCAAACCAACCTGTGTTGACTTCAAGTAACTGCGCAGAACGCTGTCAGAATCCATTGAATCAAAATCTTCCTTCAACTTGAGGAAGTCTTCAAAGCCTCTGCCTGTTTCTTTGCGGTACTTCAAGTACGCTGATACGTCCTCGGGTAGTTTCTCCTCAGAACGCTCAGTCATCAACTCGTCGAAAGAATTGATTTGCTTGTTGTAGCGTTTACTTATATATGAAAGAACGTCTTGTTCTTGAAGTTCCTCGGGCTCTTGCGCTACTGGTTCTGGAGGCGTCAGTGGTATCTCTACCTTCTGCTCATTGTCCATGACAACAGTTAACTCGGGAGCCGGGGCTTCGATTTGTTCCTGATGTCTTACCAACAATTCCTCTTCTAACTCTTGAACGCCTTTGCTTTCGATAGGCTTCACTTCTCTTACTTTGATTTCCATTTGATTAGATTTAATTTGTTACAAATTTATATATTTTTTTCAATATCGTTACCGAGGCTCAAACACAGACAGATCGAACCCGTCAAGCGAATCTTCTGTTGACTCAAAATTGATTGGCGGTAAATCATTCTTACGCTGATTAATCAA